GGGTGTAACTCCATAGGCTTTCCAGATATTTAACTCTCTTCTCAAAGTACGCTTGAACGATTCGATGTCAACGCCTACTGGATTTTTAAATGCATCTAATATTCTTTCCTTAAAGGAAATATTGTTCTCCAAGTAAAGACGATTTATCCCCACCCTTAAACCAAGCTCATCAAACCAATTGAAGATTTGAACCGGCAGTTGTAGAAGATCTGTTAGGCCTGAGTTGACATTTTGCGCTTTTAAGAAATGAAATTTCTTTAAGGTAAGTATTTCTCTGTTAATTGGATTATGATAAAAAACATAATCAGTTTCTTTAGATTTCAAAAAATCTGCAATGTTGTCTATTCTTGCCAATTCAATACCGTTGGCCAATATTTTGTGAAAAGTAGTGTTTACATTGGTAGACGAATACGCCCACGCTATTTGGTTTGTATCTGCCCTGTCAATAAAAGAGTTAACATTCAGTGTGTCTAATTCTCTGTCAAATTTATCTAGATGTTCCCCCACAACTGCGTTAATATATTTTCCGGCTGTTGTTTTAGGAACGTAAAGATTTGGAGTCGCCTGCTCTGTTGCATCTGAATAAAATGCCATCCAAGATGGAAATCTCTTTAAAATATTTTTTACACTTTGAGAAATAACCGGATTTACTGGATCCGCTATTGCAACTTCGATCATAAGAATAAATGACAATACGTTGATATCTGATAGTTCAGTGTTTATTTTAATTTCAAATTTAGCGTATCTCTTTGTATTTTTAAGCAGCAGCAGAGACGTCAAAGCGTCGGACTGAGCGGTTGATGATAAAAAATACGGTCCGATTTAAAGAGTCTGATTCATAAATGTTTAAAGTAAAAACAATATTTTCAATACTATTTAAAGAAGACGAAAATGCGCCCTTGAAAGTTCTGATATCTATTCTGGAAGAGGTGTCAACAAATCTTAACCCTTTTTCAACAAAGGAATCTGCGGTAAAAACTGGGGTGGAAGATGAGTCGGGATCAAAAATATTATTTTCACCCTGAAGAGTATTTGGATTAAATAGGTAGTATTCTAGAATATTTTCATCATCTATCAATTCTCCGATAATCCGTAACTTTAACCGCTCCGGTTATCGTTGGAGTTGCGCTTGATAAAACTTTCGTTCCAGTAAAAGTGTAATCATTGACAGAGTTTAAACCATATGGCGATCTCGTATAACAGTAGTTGGTGTAATACTTATTTGAGTAGAGGTCAATGCCTTGTGTACTCCAAATTTTTCCATTCTTGGAAAAATCAGAAGTAACAAAACTAAGCAAATAAGTTTTCATTTATACCCCTATACGGCGTCTAGCCATATACTGTATTCAGAAGTAACTCCGTGCTCCGGATGAATAAACATTAAATGTTGACACGGTCTGCTCATTGAGGAAAAATACTCTTGGGCATACGTGTTGCTGCTTTCCGGCGATCCGGAGACCCTTAAAATACTGCTACCAATAGTCATTTTAAACTGCTGATGATAGTGACCCATAAACACATCGTTGAAATGTTCCGGTATCGCCCCGTCCTTCCAGCCCATTACCTTTTTGTAGTACCCGTAATATTGGGCCGGTGCCGGCAGCTGGTCTCCATGTATAAGAAGGCTTGAATAGTCTCCGATATTATCTACTGCATACCAATTTCTTTCGCCTTTCCCGTCTGGGATGTTAAAAGTAACCCTATCTTCTTTGGCAAACATCAATTCTAATATTTTATACAAAAGCCTATCCATATTGGTTTCTGGATCGTGCGATTTTCTTAGCTTTCCACCTACAGCTCCGTGATTACCAATAATTCCGATAACATGTACTCTTTTAAAATTTTCTAAGGCCGTTGTAAGGAACCTTGAAAGTATTCTGGGACCATTAACGCCCACCTGTCTATACAGCCCAGAATCAATAAGATGACTTTGGCCCGCAAATATTTCTTCACCCTCTACTATGTCGCCCAAAAGCCAGACATGCAGTTCGTCAACATTATGATGTAATCGTTGTAATGCTGTAATTTCTAACAATTTTTCAGTATATAATTCTATTCTTTTTTCAAGGACTTCCGTATTATAACTTGAGGTTTTTTTGCCCAACTGCCAATCCGCAAAAACAGCAACTGCTGTTTCCGGGCTATTTTGCTTGCTGCTTTTCAGGGTTGGGGTTTTTATCTTGGGTAACTCAAAGGTGGAAAATGCGTCAAATGCTGCCTGATAAACGGAAACTACGGCCTCACTTTTAACATTTTTATATTTTTCAGCCAGCTTCGCCAAGCGTCTGTTTTCCGACCTTAAAAATATCGAAGTGTTTTCCGAAGGCGGTTCCACAAAAGTAATTTCATCTTCTTCAACAGAGAAATCACTTTTTTCACTAACATCTATTTCTTCATGAATAATTTGGCCAGGAAAATCTTTATAACCCTCGGAAAGCATTCTGGCATGGGTCATGTTTTTGGCTTTGATTATTTGTTTTTTCGTAACTACATAAGATTGTTGTGACATTTATCATCCTTTAATAACTTGAACTATTACCCATTATAACAGAATAAACCGCTAATGATCCAGATGTCATATAAGATTTATCATCCGACAATCTGTAGTCTTTGTTGGCGATATTTTGATTGTCCACCCTAATTGACTTAACGGAAGCGGACACTATAATTTCTGACGCATTTCTTGCCTGACGTTCGATCTCAGTTATCGATATAGAATCTCCAATCGACAAACTGTTAACATACCTATTGATAAATATTCTTGCCTGATTTTCAACGGCTTTGGCGGTATCTGTTGTCGTGCCCTCTCTCAAAATGATAGACATATTTATATCTACCGGTTTTCTTTCTGCCATTCTCACATTGATGTTAACGCCAACGGGCTTTATTGACCTGACTTGATCGATCACCAAATCGGTCATTGTCGCAAGCCCAGATCTTGTTTCTGGAACTATTATTATATCACAAGAACCTATTCCGAAAGAAGCTTCTCTAATCTTTGCGTCTTTTACCCCCTTTATCGCCAATGCGGCAAAACGTATTGACTCAGCGGTTCCGGTACTAGAGCCCCTAATAGCGGAAACGATTCTTCTCCTGTAATTGTCATCAGATTCTGAATTCAAAGTGCTATACACTTCTTTGGGATTATTGCAGAAAACAACCACTCCAGCGGGAGGGATAAAATTATGTTGCGTTAAAGTATTTCTTGCGGCCGTAATATTGTTGTCTGCGAATTTTGCTTTTACCGCTCCATAAGCCTTGGTATTTCCATTCGGGATAATTATATCTCCATTAACTTCATACATGTATTGTGTCGAGGAATAACTGCTTACATCATTGAAAACCAAAGTTCCAGATGGTATAACAATCGCCGTATTGTGCGTTTTACTTATAAAAAATTCTATATTTGCGGTTGTTCTTTCCGGTATAAGTTCGGAAGAAACAGATCTCCTTGGAACATTATACAATGCTCCTATCATATCCAGGTTAATACCATTTGCGGTAGATAGGCTTGACTGCTCAACGCTTACTTTTAGGGCATTATATAGGTCATATATTTCTGAGTGTATTGCTTCCGCAAAGGCTCTTGCCACGGAACCGGGTGAAATAGAACCTATTCCGGCGTTTCTTTGAAGTCCATCCAACGATGCCATCAGCATTTGTTCTTTTGTTTTCATGTTCATCATCGGCATATTATGCTCCTAAATTCTGGGTTACGGACAAAATTACTGGTTGGTAACTAGTGCCCGCTAAATATACATCAAATCGTATAGAGTCCGCGCTTACCGGTACCGCTTCAATAGTAATTTGTTTATTTTTAAAAACTCCCTCTCTTTCTAGAGCTGCCCTTATAAGCCTCTTGCCAAGGTCTCCGGTTTGGGGAGTTTGGGGCATTCCATAAAGTATCGAGAGTTGAACACCCAATTCTGGGTATATTGAAAAATCTCCAGGTTCGGTCATAAGTCTAATATAAACCTGCTGTATATCCTTTGTAGCGTAATCTTGAGCCATTGCTATATCCCCAGATCCGTTAATAACCAAATCGCCACTTAGATCAAGGTAAAAATCAGACACCACTGCCCTCCAGCAATCTTGCTTTTGCTTGTTCCATAGTATATCCAGCTTGTTTAATTTTTAAAAGCCCCTTTATAGCGGCTTGTTTTGTTAATTTTATTACATCTTTATTTTTGTCCCAAAAAGAATCAAATTCGGCGAGTTCTTGTGGGGTAAGGTTTTCATCTTTTGAAACTGGGTTTGGCTGCAGATTTTCCTCCCATGGAAGCGTATTTTCAGCCGTTACATATTCGTATTCACCCTGAATAGTAACCGTAGGTTGGACATCTTCTTGGTCATATTCGGTTATATTCTTTATATAATAATCGGCATTTTTAAAGCCGGGATTAAAATCCCTATTATTTGGCTGAGTAAAGGCCGGCTCCGTGAATACGGTAGCGGAACTGTTGAACTCTTTAGAATTCCATTTTAATCCGTCTTCTTTGGAGTGAAATTTAATATTATCAGCAAAAATAGATACTGTTCTAGTTAAGCCATTTATAACTATACCAACTCCGGGGGCAGCAAAAATCTCAATATCACCAGCGTCAGTTATTCTTAAAAATCCAGAATTGTCTGGATGAGTAAGGCCAACTTCTCTAGATGAGTAAGTCTTTCTTCTTTTTAATTCATCCGCTTCTGTAATGGTTCTGCCGACAGAAGATTCGTAATTTCTATTTAAATTAGTTTTTTCAGCCATAACTACACCATGAATTTCGGTATTCCAGTGTCGACAAACGTAGCCGGCCCGTATTTGCCAATCGACGAACCATCATCTATAAAGCTAATTATATACGGAAATGTTTCCGAATCATTCCTAAAACCGATTACACATCGAGATCCGGTAGTTGGAGCTACCGTTTGTACGCCCTGAATAGATGGACACGGTATAGCCTGATAGACGTTTCCGCGCAGTATTTGCAAATTTGTCATCTAGAATAATCATAACTGTATTCGTAATTTTATCATATGACATCACAGTTCCCAGCCTTGTCTTCGCCTGCTGCATGCGCTGACTCTCTAGGTGTGC